CAAAATTCCAGAATCAAGTTTAAATAAAATACGTATAAATTATCCGACGTCTCGGTTCCTTAAAAATCGTGACCTTAAGCAGTATACAGAAGAGCTAAAGGTGGAGCATTCAGAAAGAAACTAAACTGAAAATCATCTCCACAACATCGCTCAAAAACTTGGGGGTTCGTAGAACCTCCGCCAGTCTGAAAAGCAACCGCCCCACATGGTTGGGACGGTTCAGCAAATGCAGTACTCTGTAAATTGTCTTGAGGTATTAATAATGATACTGGCATGCGGTTCTGATATGGAATTCTAACAATTGCTGTAGGATTCTGATAATCATGCACCGAAGTTGCAGTATTTTGGTAGTAAATACCAGTGGTGGTTGTTGGCACTCCAGCCATCTGCTGGGTGTCAGTATTAGATGGAGCATTATTCTGTAAATACGGGACAGTACTTGTAGGATTATACCGGGTAAAAAACCCTGGACAATACGTACTAGTCACAGATCCAGAAGAGCCCATTGTGGTCCATGAATAAACCATGCTTCCACGATAGAAAGCATACATAGGACCAAAAACAGACATAGCATCAGTCAACCACTCTCCAGTGCCAACCTGGGCACTAGAATTTAAGGTTAAGACACCAAAACTCCAAGGAGCTATTGTCACTAAAGTTTGAGACGGAGCCGCTCCGAACATCAAAGTTTGCATACGTGATAATAACTGTTTAATTGACAAGAAATGCTCGCCTATACACTTAGACGAATGGTCAGTGTTCGTAGAACTGACACTGACTGTTGCAATAGGCTTGTCAACTATTTGCACTTCAGGGCCAGGATTAGGCTCAATGCCAAACACTGTCAAATCCAATTCAGGGGGAAATCTCTCTGATTCGGATGTTTGCGGAGAAAATGGAACTCCAAGAATTCCATAAGGTTTTGTTGGTACTTGATACTCAAAATCTTCACCGGGCGTCCAAAAGACTTGAATCGTTATACTCTGAATACAAGTCTCAGGAGCACGTAACTCATTAAGAACGACAATATCAACCCAACCACTAGTTTGATTTGTATACGCTCCAGCACTTTTCTGTAAAGATAAATACTTATATGGAACTAACCAAGGAAAAGTAAAAGTAATTTCTTCCTGTTCACGTATATCTATAATCTCTCTTATGGAAGGTAATGAATTGACATTCCCAGGAGCTGTAGTCTCGAAAAGTGAAGGTGTAAAAGTCACTTGGAGACGACCAGTATGAAATTGAGTTTTAATAAACTTAAGAGTTAATTTAACCGTACCACGCCAATACTCAAAGAAATTAGCCAAATACCACGAAGGTGCACCAACACCCCAAGTGATATTATGAGTATGGGTTGTAGAATCAGGAACAAACCACAAGAGCGGTGTTACTGATTTGGAGAGTAGAGACGCATTTATAGCACTAGTTCTTGTCCATGTCAAATCTTGAACATAAGCAGGAAAAGACATCAAATAACGAAAAGACATCTCATCTTCACTAGTGATAGCATATCTATCAGTTAACTCTACCTTATTATCACATATCAAGCCAAGAGGATAAGCAACCTCATTCCCATCCGCAACACCAAAATAGCGCGCTTGTTGAGCAGCCATAACTTCAGTATTGTCTAAAATTCGGGGTTTTGACCACCCAAACATAGACGCAACATTAGAAGCAACTGCAGCAGCCCAAGAAACAGGCTCAGCAACAACGTTAAGTTGAGGTATAGAAGAGAGAGTGGACGCTACAGAACTTAAAGTAGATAGACCCGCCGAGACAGGGCCCTTTGACTCTTGAACTTCACGATCCATACGACCCTTTCCAGGACCTGGATTTGACTCAATATCTCCCGCTAACAAAAGCGAGATCACTGGATCACACCTTTCAGAACAGCTAGTCTGAGGCAAAAGCGGCGCAGCCAATTCAACATCTTCCATATAAGCATAAATGGAAA